ACAAGCCATTGCTATTGCTTTATCCGAAGCAGGTATGTCTAAACCAAAGGGTAAGAAATGAAACAAGGTCTATACGCTAACATCAATGCCAAACAAGAACGCATTAAAGCAGGTTCTAAGGAAAAAATGCGTAAAGTTGGTTCTAAAGGCGCACCTACTGAGGCGGCATTTAAGGCTGCGGCTAAGACCGCAAAGAAGAAATGAAATCTCCTGCTTGGCAAACAAAAGAAGGAAAAAACCCCAAGGGGGGCTTGAATGCCAAAGGAAGAGCATCGTATAATGCAGAAACAGGTGGCAATTTAAAACCACCAGTCAAGTCGGGAGATAACCCTCGTAGGGCATCCTTTTTAGCACGAATGGGCAATATGCCTGGCGCTGAGATGAAAGATGGAAAGCCTACCCGACTTTTACTTTCTCTTAGAGCTTGGGGCGCAACGTCCAAGGAAGACGCTAAAGCTAAGGCTAAAGCGATCTCTAAGAGGAATATGAAGTGAGACCAGTATCTGTCGGAATTAACCCAACAGCCGCAACGCTGACAACTGTTTATACAGTTCCTACAGGCTACTACGCCAAGTTTACTGTGATGTACATCCACAATACTGGCGGCTCGACTAAAAGCATTACTGTTCAGTGGTATGACGCAAGCACTGCAACAACACTAGACATTCTTACCGCATATACCTTAACTTCTAAAGAATACCTTGAGTTCAATGGTGTTGCTTACATCGTTTTAGAAGAAGGCGATAGGATTCAACTTACTACTGAAGCTGCTAGTACATTCAGTTTTATTGCAACATTTGAGGTTCAAGGAGCGCAAAGAACATGACCTACTTAGAACTTGTTAACGATGTTCTCATTCGATTGCGTGAGACAACTGTTTCTACAGTGTCAGAAACCGCCTATTCCGCATTGATTGGCAAGTTTGTCAATGATGCTAAACGTCAGATTGAAGACTCCTATAACTGGAATGTCTTAGGACAAACAATTACAGTTACTACTACCAGTGGCACAAGCTCATATTCATTGACAGGTGCGGGTCAGAAGTTTCGTATCAATGATGCTATTAACACCACAAGTGTTATTACCCTAGATAACACCACTGTTGCGGACATGAACCGCAAGCTAAACTTTGGTACACCTTCACAGTCTATTCCTACAGAGTTTTGCTTTAGTGGTGTAGATGGCAGTGGTGACACAAAGGTTGAACTATTCCCCGTTCCCAATGGTGTTTACACACTTAAGTTTGATTTAACCATCCCACAGGCTAATCTGTCTGCTGATGGCACTTCAGTCAAGGTATTGGACTATTTGGTTGCCCAGAGTGCCTATGCCCGTGGCTTGATTGAGCGTGGTGAGGATGGAGGCACTGCTTCTAATGAGGCTTATGCTCTGTTCCGTGGGATGCTATCTGACGCTATTGCATTGGAAAGCACTCGTTACCCTGAAGATAACTTTGTGGCGGTCTAATGGCAGCTCCTTTACAAAGTCAAAGCATTAGCGCACCAGGCTTTTATGGCCTGAACACGCAAGATTCGCCATTAGATTTGGCATCTGGCTTTGCTTTGGTCGCCAATAATTGTGTGATTGACCAATATGGTCGTGTTGGTTCTCGCAAGGGCTACACAAGGGTTAATCCATCATCGGGGAATCTAGGTGCTAATGACGTTACTGTCATTCACGAATTAGTCCAAACTGATGGCACTTTGACTGTTCTGTTCGCAGGGAATCTAAAGTTATTCAAACTTGGCACTTCTAATGCGGTGACTGAGTTGACCTATGGTGGTGGCGGTTCTGCTCCTACTTTTACGGCTAATAACTGGCATTGTGCTTCTCTGAATGGCATTACTTACTTTTTCCAATCTGGACACGATCCACTCATATTTGATCCCGCAGTAAGTACAACTACTTATCGCAGAGTTTCTGAAAAGACAGGATATGTGGCTACTGTTCCGCAAGCCAATATCTGCATTTCAGCATTTGGTCGCTTATGGGTAGCTAATACATCCACAGATAAAGTGACGATTACCTTCTCTGATCTGATTGCAGGTCATGTATGGGGTGGTGGCACTTCTGGAACATTGGATGTATCTCGTGTATGGCCTAATGGTGCTGATGAGATCATGGGTCTAGCGGCTCACAATGACTTCTTATTCATCTTTGGTAAACGACAGATTCTTGTTTACTCTGGTGCTACTACACCTGCTACGCTTCAGTTAAGCGACACAGTAGGCTCTATTGGGTGTATTGCTCGTGATTCAATTCAGAGTATCGGCACAGACGTTATCTTCTTGTCAGACTCAGGTGTTCGCTCACTGATGAGGACTATTCAAGAGAAGTCTGCTCCTTTGAGAGACCTATCTAAGAATGTTCGTTCCGACTTGGTGTCTTCTTTGGCAGTAGAGACTTTGGCTAATCTGAAGTCTGTTTACTCAGAGAAGAATGCGTTTTACTTGTTGACTCTTCCAGTAACAGCACAGGTCTTCTGCTTCGATACAAAGATGCAATTGCAAGATGGTGCATCTAGGGTCACTAAGTGGGATTCAATCGCTCCTACGTCCCTCTATTCGCTTCGTAATGGTGATTTATACATTGGTAAGAATGGATACATTGGTAAGTATGCAAGTTTCTTAGACCACGCATCAACTTATCGGTTTTCTTACTTTACGAACCATGCAGATTTAGGTAACGAGAATCAGATTTCCATCTTGAAAAGAATCAAGACAATTGTGATTGGTGGCTCTGACCAGTTCGTTACAATTAAGTGGGGATTTGACTTTGCTGCCAACTATCTGTCGGGAAATGCTTACATTCCTGAACAGAAGAACTATGAGTATGGTCTTGCAGAATATGGCATTGCTGAGTATTCTGGCGGTGTGCTTATCAAGACACTAGATGTAAATGCTTCTGGTGCGGGAAAGATTGTTCAAACTGGTTACGAAACCACCATTAACGGCACACAGTTGTCAATTCAGAAGATTGAGATTCAATCTAAGAACGGGAAAATATCATGAGTACTGTTCTTAATTTTGTTCAATCAACAAAGATTTGCAATAGCTGTAAAGAACCAAAACCATTTACATCATTTACAAAAAACAAAGCATCTCCTGATGGATTGCAATATAAATGTCGCTCATGTGACGTTGCTTATCAAGCCAAGCGTAGAGTAGAAAATCCTCAAAAACGCAGAGATTACGAAAAACAATATTTAAATACCAAACGACAAGATTTTGACTTCCGTTTGAATATGTTGCTCAACGCTTCAAAACAACGAGCAAGAAATAAGAATCGTGAACATACGATTACTGTTGAAGATATAAAAGCAATCTATCCTACTGATGGATGTTGCCCTATTTTTGGAATGAAACTAGAATTCAATACTGCTGGATTTAGAGAAAATAGTCCTAGTATTGACCGCATAGATTCAACAAAAGGTTACACACCAGATAACATTCAAATTATCTCTTGGAAAGCTAATCGCATAAAAGGTTATGCAACTCTGCAAGAATTAGAAATGTTACTAGCTTATCTGACACAAGGAGAATAATCTTGTCAAATTATACAAAGTCCACGAATTTCGCCACCAAGGATAACTTATCTCCTGGTGATCCGCTAAAGATTGTCCGTGGTACTGAGATTGACACTGAGTTCAATAACATAGCTACTGCCATCTCTACGAAGACAGATAACTCTGCTGCGGCAATTACTGGTGGTTCTATTACAGGTATTACAGACTTAGCAGTTGCTGATGGCGGTACTGGTGCTTCTACTGCGGCTGCGGCTTTGAACAATCTATTGCCTAGCCAAACAGGTAACTCTAGCAAGTATCTTCAGACTGATGGCACTAACGCTACTTGGGATGCAATCAGTATCAATACTGGCGACATCACAGGTACGTTGCCTGTTGCCAATGGTGGTACTGGTGTAACTAGCTCTACTGGCACAGGCAATGTAGTGTTGTCAAACTCGCCAACATTGGTGACTCCCGCATTGGGAACTCCTGCTTCTGGTACTTTGACAAACGCCACAGGTCTGCCAATCTCTACAGGTGTGAGTGGTTTGGGTACGGGTGTAGCTACTTTCTTGGGTACACCATCCAGTGCCAACTTAGCTTCTGCTGTATCTGACGAAACAGGATCAGGTGCTTTGGTGTTTGCCAATAGCCCAACATTGGTCACTCCCGCCCTTGGCACTCCATCAGCCTTGGTAGGCACAAACATCACAGGTACTGCTTCTGGTTTAACTGCGGGTAACGTCACTACTAACGCAAACTTAACAGGTGCAGTCACTTCTGTTGGCAATGCTACCTCTTTGGGTTCTTTCACTTCATCTCAATTAGCGGGTGCTTTGACAGATGAAACTGGTAGTGGTTCAGCAGTATTTGCTACTTCTCCTACCCTAGTCACACCTATCCTTGGAACACCTACTAGCGCAACCTTAACGAACGCTACAGGTCTTCCTATATCTACAGGTGTATCAGGTCTAGGAACAGGTGTAGCAACCTTTCTAGCGACTCCATCAAGTGCAAACCTAGCGGCTGCTTTGACAGACGAAACTGGTAGCGGTGCTAACGTCTTTGCGACAAGCCCGACACTTGTTACCCCTATTCTAGGAACTCCTACAAGCGCAACATTGACTAATGCAACTGGTTTGCCTTTGACAACTGGAGTGACAGGAACTTTACCTACTGCCAATGGCGGTACAAACCTAACATCATTCACATCAGGCGGTGTGGTTTACGCATCTAGTTCTAGTGCATTGGCTACTGGTTCTGCGCTTACTTTTGATGGCTCTCAATTAACTGCATCAAGAAGTACAGGTGGTTCAAGCGGTCGTTTTCAAAATACAGGTGTAAATGAATACGGCGTTCTTCAAATATCAGGTAGTTCTCGTGGTGGCATATTTGAATTTTTAAATGGAAGTACGCTTTTAAATGCAATTTATGCAACAACTGCTAATGATTTAATTTTTACAACTGGTGTTGGTTACGCAGAAAATTTTCGTATTACGCCTACATCACTTTATACGGCTAGTGGAATCAATGTAGGGTTTGGTACTTCGTCACCTAATGGAAGGCTGGAAGTAGTAGGAAGCACTGGCGCAAGTTTTAATGGTTGGTTTAGAACTGGTGATGCAACTGCCGCAAACAACGCTGGTGGTGGCTTTTACAACACATCAAGCGCAACTGCCGCAAGCCGAAGAGCAGTATTGGCATTAGATGCTGATGGTGCAAATCTTGGTGGCGGTGATTATTTCACTATTGAGAAATCAGGCAATAGTGGTGTTGCTGATATTTTGCAATATTCAAATGCCGCAATTCGATTTGGCACTAACTTTACAAATCGTGCCGCCTATGACATGACACTCGACTCATCAGGCAATCTAGGCTTGGGAGTTACTCCGAGTGCTTGGGCAAGCAGAACTGTTTTAGAAGTTGGCTCTGCGGGTAATGCTTTTGTTAGTGGCGGTGCTGGAGATGTTTATGTTACTGAAGGTTGCTACTACAACGCAGGATGGAAGTACGGAAACAGTCTTTACGCCCCTGCTTTGTATAACCAATATCGTGGCACACATACTTGGAATACAGCCGCATCAGGCACAGCAGGGAACGCTATCTCCTTTACTCAGGCGCTTACATTACACGCCTCTGGTGGCTTGTCATTGGGAAATACAAGTGACCCAGGTGCAACCAATTTATCGGTAAGTGGAACTGCTAGTGCTGGCATTGTTCATCGTGGTGGAAGTTATACAGCAGGTGCAACAACTCCATCAGTTACTGGCATTACTTATATGCCAATTTCCAATTCAAGCGCAACTACTATCACCAACTTTACAGGTGCAGTTACTGGTCAAATTCTGTATTTGCTTTTCAATGATGCAAACACAACAATCAACAGAAGTAATGCAAGACTAGCAGGTTCAATTAACTTTACATCTGCTCAATTTGCAACATTGGCTTTGTTATTTAATGGCACAGAATGGATTGAAGTTTCTCGTTCTGTATTAAATGGATAATAAATTATGAATCAAGCATTAGTCGCAGAATACTTTGACCACAAAGATGGTCATTTGTACTGGAAAAAAGTAACTCACTTTACCAAACAGTATCTTATTGGTCAGGAAGTTGGCTCAATCCATCCTACTGGCTATCGTCATGTGACTTGGATGGGTAAGCCACACAAGGTTCACAGATTGATTTTCTTGCTTGAGCATGGTTACTTGCCAAAAGAAATTGACCATATCAATGGTGACAAACAAGATAACCGCATTGAAAACTTGCGTGAAGCCACTAGAAGCGAAAACCAATACAACAAGGGTATGTGCAAAAACAATACATCAGGCTTTCGTGGCGTAAGTTGGCACAATCACAGTAAGGCATGGCTTGTCAGGTTATGTGTCAATGGTAAATCCAAGATTATTGGTTACTTTAAAGACCTAGAACTTGCGGGTTTGGTTGCCGACGAAGCAAGAGCATTACATCATGGCAAGTTTGCGTATAACTCAGCGTCTTTCTGCCGCTAATCTTTGAAAGGTAAATATCATGACTACTACTTACAAATGGGTAATTACCCAAACTGACTACGAAACTGCAACGGGTTTCATTACACAAGCGCACTGGACTTGCCGTGCAGTAGATGGCGACTACATGGCTTCAATCTACTCAACAAGTTCATGGGCTTCTGGTACACCCACAATCCCCTATGCAAATGTCACTATGGCTGAAGTATTAGATTGGGTGTGGGCTAATGGTGTTGATAAACAAGCTACTGAAGATGCTCTGGCGGCTAATATTGCTTTGCAGAAGAATCCTACGCAAGCGTCAGGCGTACCTTGGAGTGCAGCATGAAATTAGAGTTAGACGTTAACGAGATTAACTTTGTATTGCAAACTTTGGGGCAGTTGCCTTCGAGTAGTGGCGTGTGGCCTCTTATCGTAAAGATTAAAGAACAGGCTGAAGCGCAAGTTCCTAAAGAAGCGGAGTAAACATCATGGCGTACACAAGTCAAGAAATTGTGGATTTCCTACTTAGGAATCCAGGCATGACCGATGAGCAAATTGTTAAGGCAATGGAAACCTATGGGGTTTCTCCTGCTCAGATGGCTCAAGCTGTTGGCTTGTCAGAGGGTGAGGTGCTTTCTAGGGTTGCGGTTACTGTTCCTCCTGGCTCAAGTATTACCCTTGGTGATACTCGTGTTGCTCCTCAATATCAAACTACTGGTTCTGGTATGGATCAGCAAGTTGGCGGTCTTGAGAATGTTTATGTTGAAAAAGTCCCAACTGGCGATGTTAACTATAAATCCCCTGTTGGAACACCAATTCAGGTTTACAGTCCTACTGGCGATCTTGTAAACACCATAAAAACTAAAGAAGACCAATCATTCTTTGGTGGCTTGGTAGATGCCTTTAAAGACCCAGTAGTTTTAGCCGCTTTAGGTGGTGCGGCTGCGGGTGGATTGTTTGGTGGTGCGGGAGCTTTAGGTGGTGCTGGTACAACAGGTTTAACATTAGCTGAGTTGGGCGGTACTGCGGGTGCGGGTGCTTTAACTGCGGCAGAATCAGCCGCTTTATATGGGACAGGCGCAAGTGCTTTAGGTACAGCAGGTGTAATTGGTTCAGACTTGGCGGGTCTAAGTGGAATCCCCGCAGGTACAGGAGCATTAACTGCGGCTGAGTCTGCGGCTCTGTATGGTACTGGTGGTGCGGCAGGTACTGGTTTGTTAACTACTGGTGGCGCAGGTACAGGAACAGGTGTTACTGCTGGCACAGGACTTACTACTGGAACAGGACTTACTACGGGAACTGGTTTAGGGTCTACAGTTACTGGCATGGGTACAGGAACTGGAATTACATCGGGTGCAGGCGGTCTTGGTCTTAGCACTACGGGTGCAGGTTTAGGTACAGGAACTGGCGCAGGAATTACCGCAGGTACAGGTTTAGCAGGTACTGGCGTTTTGACGGGATCAGGTCTTGGAACAACATTGCTTGGTACTGGCACAGGTGCATTGACGGGAACTGGAGTTCTTACGGGTTCTACTCTAGGTACTACTTTATTAGGTACAGGAACTGGAACAGGCGTTACTGGTGGTGTCACTGGTTTAGGCACAGGAACATTGGGTACAGGTGCGTTGACAACTGGTGTGGGAACAGGACTTGGTACAGGATTAAATGTAAATAATCTGGCTAATCTGCTTTCTGGTGGACTAGGCACTGCGGGTAGTTTGCTTCAGATGCAACAATCTAAAGAAGCGGCTCTTGCGGCTCAACAGAGGATTGATGCTGAGACTGCTGCGGCTAAAGCATCTGCGGCTTTCAGGCCAGTAGGAATGACCACACGATTTGGCACTTCACAGTTTGCAGTCGATCCAGTAACAGGTCAACTGACAAGCGCAGGATACACACTAAGTCCTGAAGCTAAGAATGCTCAAGACCGCTTAGTTAAGTTGGCTGAGTCTGGTCTGCAACAAGCAGAAGGTGCACAAGCACAGTTTGCACCTCTGCAAACAGGCGCACAGAGTTTGTTTAATCTTGGTAATCAATACTTGGCTCAATCTCCTGAATCTGTTGCACAGAATTATCTCAATCAACAGATGCAATTATTGCAACCTGGTCGTGAGTTAGAGTTGGCTAATCTGCAAAACAGACTCCAACAACAAGGTCGTGGCGGTTTATCTGTTGCTCAAGGTGGCACTATGGGTGCTACTACTCCTGAGTTACAAGCATTATTTAACGCTCGTGCTAGACAAGAGGCTGAGTTAGCGGCTAATGCTCAACAATTAGGTCAGAGAGATGTTTTGTTTGGTTCAAGTCTATTAGGCCAAGGCTCACAAGCTATGGGTCAATACTATGGTGGTCAGCAAGCGGCTTATACGCCCTATACGACTGCTTTAGGTCAGGTTCAAGGCTTAGAGACTGCGGCACAACAACCATTTACTATGGGCACTAATCTGGCTCAACAGACATCTACAGCAGGAGCAAATGTAGGAAAATTGGGTTTAACAGGTGCTCAACTAAGTACTAATTTAGCAACAAGTGCTAACGCTACTGCTAATCCTTATGCTCAAGCATTGATGGCGGCAGGTAATCCTAATGCTATGTTTGGTCAGGCACTTGGCAATGTGTTTGGCGGTTTATTTTCGTAAGGAATTATCATGGCAGACAGTATGATTGCAGGTCTATTCGGTATGACTCCTGAGATGTATCAGGGTCAACAGTATCAACAAGACTTAAAAAGAGGTTATGAATTAGCACAACTAGACCCTGGTGCTGCGGCTCGTGCACAGTTGGGTGCTAGTGTTGGTCAAGTAGGTCGTGGTTTTGCGGGTGCTTTGGGAATAGAAGACCCTCAGTTAAAGCTGATTAGTGCTAGAAACACTATTGCCCAACAGATTGACCAAACCAATCCTGAGTCGATCTTGAAAGGTGCTCAGATGCTTGCTCAAGCTGGTGACCAACAAGGTGCTATGGCTTTGGCTCAATATGCTCGTCAAGCACAGAGTGAGATGGCTTTGGTACAACAAAGACGGGCGGCAGAACAGTCTTCATTGGCAACTGCGGCTAAGACTCAATTGTCTGTTAGGCAAGAAGAGCAATTGCGTGATGAATTGTCTAAACTTGGCCCTGATGCAACTCAAGATCAAGTTATTGGAGTTCTAACCAAATATGGCCCACCAGAGAAGGTTTTGGCGGCTTTAACAGCGGCTCAAAGCAGAACAGAAGGCGCACAAGCTAAGACTGAAGCGGCTAAAACTGCGGCTGATGCTGCGCTAGAAAGAGCTAAAGTCGCGGCAGATGCCAAGATTGAAGCGGCTCGTGAGCGTGGTGCTACAGCTATGCAAATTGCACAAATGCAAAACCAAACGAAACAAGATTTGGCTGTTCTTGCTGCCTCCCTTAAAGGCCCAAGTGCGGCAGTTCTCAAGGCACAAGAAAAAGCAGAAAAAGCGGCAGAAGGCAAAGAGGTTCTATCCGATACTCTTGAAACCGCCAAAACGCTTGTAAATGATCTTTACAAGTTGGGTGGAATGACAAGTACATCCAAGCAACCTTTGGCAAACTTGGTCACATCATTGCAATCAGGAACTGCAGGTCAAATTGCTGGTCAAGCCTTGGGTACTAAAACTCAAGCAAAACGTGATGAGTTAAAGAGCATTCGTCTGCAATTGCTTAATGCCATCAAAGAGGCAACAGGCATGAGCGCACAACAATTGAACTCTAACGTTGAATTGAAAACCTATTTAGATTCTCTTGGTAGTGAGAAAATGACCAAAGAAGCTAATTTGGCAATTATTGAAAATATCTCAACAAGGTATTTAAAAGGTCAAGCCGCAAAGCCTGAAAAAGATAAAGCTGACCCATTGGGTATTCGTTAAAGGAGTTTGTATGGCTACGATTGCTGAAATTCGTCAACAGTACCCACAGTATTCGGACATGACTGATATGCAGTTAGCCGATGCTTTTCACTCAAAGTTTTACTCTGATATTCCAAAAGACACTTTTTATACTCAACTTGGTATGAAAACAACACCCGTTTCAAACATGGAGTTGATGTTTGGTGCGGGCAGTCCTATTGCTAGAACAATCAAAGGTGCAGTTGTTGACCCTGCATTAGCAGTTAATCAATTATTGGCAAGCACAGGATTGTTTGGTGGCGAGATTAAAAAAGGTGCAACACAACTTGTTAGTGATGTTGAAAAAGCAACTCAAGAAGGTCGAGCAAGAGTTGGTAGTAGTGGTTTTGATGTATTTCAAACACTTGGTAACGTTGTAAGCCCTGTTAATCGTTTGGTAGGGGCAACGCAAGCACCTGTTGCTGGCGCTGGTCTAATGGCTAACATAGCCCGTTCTGGAAGCACTGGTGCGGCTTTAAGTGCTTTACAACCAGTAAATGCACCTGTAGAACAATTTGGTGAGCGCAAATTAGAGCAAATGGCTACTGGTTTTATTCTTGGCCCTATTGTTGAAGGCGGTGTTAAGGCTGTTGGCGGTCTATTAAACACGCTAAAGGGCTTAACTCCATCTGGTCGCCAAGAGTTCATGCAAAAACAATTAAATGAGCTTGCTGGCCCTGATAGAACAAAAGTTATTGAAGCATTGCGTGATGCCAAAGAAATTGTTTCTGGATCAAGACCTACTGCGGCACAAGCAATCTCAGACATTCCAACTGCTATTGAGTTGGCTGCGGCACAAAAGAAACTTGCAGCTAAACCTAAAGTTGCAGGTGGTTTTGAAGAACGTTTGGTTGAACAACAGGCGGCTAGAGCTAGAGAACTTCAATCTATTGCTGGCACAGAGGCTCAAAGAGCTGCTGTAATTGCAAAAAGAGAAGAAGTAACAACTCCAATGCGTGAGGCTGCATTAGAGCAAACCAATCTTGCAGGGCCTATCTTTACTAAGTTAGAAAAAGAGATTTCAGATAAGTTTAATAGCTTGGCAGCTGCTGAACAAACATCTGGGATGACTGGTTTAGCCGCAACAATTCAAAAATCTTTGGCTGAAAAAGGAAAGCCTGGTTGGTTGTCTGCCGGTGATATTGCGTCAGAAGCGGCAGGTCGTGCAAAAGCATACAAAGAGCTTGCAGGTACATTGCGTGGAGAAGCACAACTCAAGCAATTCCAACTTAACAGTTTGGAACAAAACGGGTTTTTCCCATTACGTGCTTCTGATTTAACAGAGCAGTTAGATAAGGCTATACGTGGCACAACATCTGACCAAAGCAAAGCTGTTTTGCAAGGAATCAGGGATAAAGTTGCGTCTAAGGCTGATGAAAATGGTTTGTTAAATAGCCGAGATGTTTACGAAAACATTAGAAAAATATCAAATCAAGATGTTGCAAAAATGTTGAATCTTGGTGAGCAATATGCTTCTGGTGGAATTCCTCAACAAGCGGCTAAAGCCTTGGGTAATGCAAAGCAATTTATTGATGCGTCATTGAATAAGTCATCTGATGGATTGTGGAGTAAATATCTTACTTCTTATGCTGATTACAGTAAAAAACTTAACCGCATGGAGATTGGCGATTATTTGTCTAAGAGTTTAAACACTCCTTTAGGCAAAGAGACCGCTGGTGAATTTTCTGTTGCTGTAGAAAATGCGGCTCAAACAATTAAGAAATCTACTGGAATTCCAAGATTTGAGAAGTTGTCTGACGTTTTGACATCAAAGGAAGTTGCTTCTGTTAACAATGTTTTGGCTGATCTTAGGCGTGATTCAAAAGCAAAAGAACTTGCACGAAAAGTTGGAGCATTAGATATTGGTGGCCCAGATGTCGCCAAGGACGCACCTCAACTGCTAAACAGAACATTTACCTTGATGAAGGCTGCAGTAGAGTATTTGCAAAGAGGCAACGCTGACGCTTACAACAGGCAGATGGCTGAATTGATGATGAACCCAGGTTCTTTAGCTCAGTTTATGACTGTTGGAATACCAAAAGGTAGGACAAATGAGTTTGTTTCATCTTTGATGAAGTTGATGGATGAACCTACTCGTGCGGCATTTACTCAATCGTTTATCGTTCCCGCAGCAGCTAAAGAGGTTGGGACTGAAGTTCCTGTTGAGTAATGAAAGACGGGCTGTTTGCTATCTCAGTAGCAGTCCTGATTCTCTGTTTTGTAATCTTTTGTAGTTATATTATTGTTTGGGCATTTCCGTGATCGCCTTTCTCTTGGCGGCAACCATAGAGTACCGATGTATTAAATGGACTTGGGTTGGAGATGTGTATAACCGAAGGGTTATCTGTCTTAAATGGGAGAAGGTGAAATGATCGATCCACTAACGGCTCTAGCTGGCATTCAGCAAGCTATTTCGATGGTTAAGAAGGCGAGTAAGGTCGCCAATGATTTAGGTTCTCTTGCTCCGATGATTGGCAAGATGTTCGATGCCAAGAGTACCGCTACCAAGGCATTGATTGAGGCGAAGAAGGGCAAAGGCTCAAACATGGGGACTGCTCTCCAGATTGAGATGGCTCTTGAACAGGCTAGAGCGTTTGAGGAAGAGTTAAAGATGCTCTTCATGACCACAGGTAAGGTTGACGTTTGGAACAAGATTAAAGCCCGTCAAGACCAGATGGACATAGATGATGCCAGAGAACTTAGGGCTTTAGAGAGAGCAGAAAAGAAGGCTAAAGAGAAGGAAGACGAGATGAATGAGTTAGCCATCATCATTGGTGGTGTGGCATTTGTTTTGTTTTTGGTTGCTATTGGTATTTACGAACTCATGGATTTTTGTGAGACTACCAAAAGGTGTGGTCGGTGAATGAGTACCAGAAAACCTTTGATTTAGCCCTAAAGATATTCGTTTATGGGTGTGTGGCGTTATGGTTTCTTGGCTTCTTAAAGTTCTTGCCTGACGATTTGTCGGACAAGATTGTTAATCTTCTACTTGGAAGGGTTGGGTTAGGGAAATGAGAATTACCACTTACCAACAGAATGCTCAAATGTTGTCAGAGGCTCACCGAGTGATCCACCAACAGAATATGAAGCGTTTGGCAGAACTTACCAGACAAGCTGAACAACAACAGAGAGTCCAAGAGATTAAGACTCAATGGGCTAAGTCTGTGGACATCAAAGCATGAGATATCTATTGCTTCTTTTACTGCTCACTGGTTGCAAAGATGTTTACCGCTATCCCTGCCAGAATCCTGATAACTTTCATGCACCTGATTGCCAAAAGCCTAAATGCTTGTTTACTCAGATGTGTCCAGAATACTTAGTAGCCCCTATCTTGGAGAAAAAGGTTAATGATGTCCAACCAGAAAAATGAGCCATTGAGTACAGAGGCTTTTGAGGTCAGAATTTGGGGCTTTGTAGTGGTTGT